GAATTAACACATTAAAAGTAACAGTCCATCCAGCTAGTTTGTTTTCAAATCTATCAACAAAAGGCTCTAATGTTGGATCTCCATCTAATTGATATTTATCTACATATAAATCTCCTCTTAATAATAATTCTAATAATCTATTTGCTACAGCTAGTTGAGTATTAAATACATCTTGCTCATTATTGTTTCCTCTAAATTCTCCAGGAATGCCATCTGCATAATTCTTGCTTTCATTTACTATATCCATGCATAATAATGAAACGCTGAAATTCCAAACATTGCTTTGCATTGTAGCTCCTGAAATCATAAAATGAGATAAAGGAAATATTGTTTGTTTATTTAAATCAACTTCCATTAGATCTCCATAAGTTACTGTATTAACAAATTCATCTAATTGTAATGTTTCTCTTATTTTGTTGGATAGGTTATAAAATCCTTGCATATTATTTAAATTTACGTTTTATCATTCTTTCTTCTAATTCTATTTTTTCTTTTTCAAATGCCAAATACATTAAGCATTGGTGTAGTTTATATTTTGTGATGGTATCAAACCTTGTAATGTCTCCTTGAGCAAGCGTATAGAGTTCAGAATAACCTCCCCATTTCCTTGCAAATCCGCTTCTATCATCTGTTCCTTGCTGATCTGTTTCTGTAAATAATTCGGGATATAATTCAGTAATTCGTTCGTTAAATTGTAAAAAAAAACCATTGATCCTAATGCTACGCTTAATGGCATGTCTTTCATTATATCGCTATAAACATGACTTCCTTCGTAATCTTCTATAATATATTGATTGGATAATTTTTTTTCTATTGGTCTAAACAATACAGCCATAGCCTTATGCATGTTCCCCCAATCGTTTATGTAGTTTGTTATATCTTTATTCTCTCCATAAGTAATATCATCTAGCTTTGGAATAAATCCAAAACGCTTTCCATATAATTCAAATTGATTAACGAATTGATGATCTACTTCAAACAGCTCATTTAATTCTGCTGCTATATGATCAACATCTGTTGCTTTCATTCTAGCTAGATCAGGAGAAGATACTTCTAATAAGCATTTAATTAGATCTTCTGTACTAGGGTTTTCTATTTGTAGAAACTTTTGATAGTTGCCTAGCTTAATATATTTTAATGAAATTGGAACTGAAATCATGAATAGTCTTTATTATATAACCAAAAAAAGAGGTTAATGTATAACTAACCTCCTTTTTCAACCTAAAATTAAAAACTAATTTAACTTATCGTAAATATGTTCATACAACTCATATATCTTTTCATGAACTTTATTTTGAGTATATATTTCTTTTCCTTTTTTTATTTTGCCTGATGAATTAATATAAATATTAACTCTGGCTTTTCTAGAATTATTAATTGGGTTTGGATAAATGAATATATAATTTTTTAAACACCAACTTATTTTTTTCATTAATTTCCTATCCACATAATAAAAGTACTGCAATTATACCAATAAAGCTAATTGCAGATACTATCATTGATGCTTCATATTTTTTATCTTTCATAATTCTTCATTTAATAGTTTAGATTCTAAATGATAATCAATGCTTTCCTCAACTACACTCCATAAAGACCAATAAGCTAATTCATTTATATTTTTAGCTTTAGCTCCTGTTTGTTCTATTTCAAAATCAGAACAGCCTAATGTAAAACATATAGACCAACAATCTACATAGTATATAGTTTTATTGTTAATGTAATCATGTATGAATTCATTTATTTCTTCATTTATATCTTCATTATTTTCAAAAGTTGTTTTATCTATAAATTCTCCTATTGAATCTTTTAATTCGCTTATAAACTCGTATTTATTAAATCTTTCCATTGTTTTGTTTTATTGTTATTAATGCTTAAATATAAACAATATTGTTAATAAAAACAAATAAATATCAATAAATAAAATATTCTCCTTTATTTGGATTCTCTAATTGATAGGCTACTGCATACCTTAAAGCATCAATAGTATGATTAAATTTATCTATTGGAGTTTGCGATTTCTTTTCTAACCACGAATAGTTGTTCAGCTCTTTAACTATCTCTGTGCTTTCAGGATCTATTATTAAATCATAGTCTTGTAATAAGCTAATTCCAAATATAACTGATCCTTGCCCTTTGATTGTTGGAACTATATTGCAATGCCTGGATAGTTCATTTATAAGTCTAGGCTCTGCGCTATCAGCTACGATTAGGTTTTGACCAGCAAATTGTTTATTAAGTTGAGCAATGTTGCTTGTTGTTAAATGCGTTTTATAAAAGCATAACTTTACATAAATCTTTCTATTTTTTTTATCTATGCTAGTTTTTAATAATACCGATGGATCTGAAGAAAATCCATAATCTTGACCTAGAACAACAGTTGAAACCTCTTGAAACTTTCCTATTGTCCAATTGCTAAATATAACTCCCTCTGCTTTTTCTAGCCATCCTCCCAATATTTGATGCTCGTATTTAGCTGGTCTATTGTTTTTTATATCTTCAATCCTTGCTAAATAACTATCAGACAAGTTCTCAATATTATCTAGGTACGTAGAATGGATATAAGTAACATTTCCTGTACTTAAATTACTTTTTGAATCAATGCCCTTGCTTTCAAAAAAACGCTGGTAAATCCAATGTTCTTTAGTTGCTGGATTTAATACTAGCATTATTCTATTATCTATGCCTTTTTTTCTTACTGATAAATCTATTTTGTCAAAGATGCTTTCATCAACTAATTCTTCAGCTTCATCCATTACCCAAGTCGTTATGCCTTGCAATGATTTTAAATTAGCTGTTTGATCTCCTGAAGATGTTTTGATTCCTCTAAATAATATCTTTGATCCTGAATTCTTATTTATTATTTCATCTTTAGTTATATGAAACATGTGATTTAATTTAAGAAGATCTATCTTTTCTTTAAATTCTGGAATAATAGAAATGTTTGCTGATCTTAAAGTATATCTAGTAAATAAGATAGTATGCCCTTGCTCTTGAGTTAAAAGTAAAAGCATGGTATTGATGGCAAAGGATTTCCCAGATCCTCTACCACCAGTTATAATAAAGTATCTTGAATCTACTTTATCCCATACCAAAAATTTATCCCTTATCTTTAATTGCACTAATCAAGTTCTTAAAGTTTACGTTTATTTCTCCTGAAGTATTTAAATCAATAGATTGGTTTTCTTGATATCCTCTTGCTTTGCCTTTTGTCTTTAGATAAAATATTGTTGCTGATGTTGATCCTTCTTGGATTTGTTTATGCAATTGGCTTTCTGCAAAATCTAAAGCAACATTTTGAATTAAATCAACTTTGTTTTTAAATTCTTCATCTTTATTATACCAATCATAATAAGTTGATCTATGTATATTAGCGTTCTTGCAAGCAGTTGTAACTACTCCTAAACTTTTTTCTAATGCTTCAATTAACTTTTCTTTTATAGTGTCGGATTTGTTCATTTTTTTTTATTTTAATTCGAATGATGCTGTTATTCTATTTTTTGAATTTGCTGTTAATCTTTTATTTGTACCATGTAATATTCCCGTTCCACCACCTTTTAATCGACCATAATTTTTACATGACCATTTAAATGATTTTTTTAAAGCATATATTAAACTAGGTGCTGATGTAACTATTGTATATCTATATTTTTGTTTTTTATAATGTTTTCCTATTTCTTCTAAAAATTTTATACCAAATCCAGCTCCTTGATAATCTGGTAAAATAACTAATCTATGTACTTTTTTTATGTTTTTTACTTTTGGATGTGGTAAATGTAAAACACTTAAAAAGCCAGCTATTTCATTGTTTATGGTTGCTAAATAAACATGAGCAGAATTATTATGTGAATGACTTAAATAATGGTGTTTAGCAAACATCTTCCAAATTGATTTGTTTTTAGATTCATATATGTTGAATTTAATTTCTGGTCTATTTTTTTTTTGCCCTTCAAATGAATGAAAGGTCATGGTATCAGTATTAAAAACCCAATCAGGCATCAACCAATCCTCTACATCATTATGGCATCCAACAGCTATAAATTGTTTGTTTGTTTTTCTAATTGCTTTTTGTATTGCAAAACTTCCTATTTTAGCAACATTTCTATCAACAACACTAGTAAATTCATCAAATACAAACATTTTGTTTTCTTCTAAAATAGCTCTAGCTAAATCAACTCTCATTTTTTGTCCATTAGATAAAACAGAATATGGTTTTAACCAACTTGGTGGACTAGAAAAACCTACACTATTAAATGCTTTTGTTATTTGATCAACAGAGCAATCTTTAGGCATGTCATCTAAAACTGTTAATTTATCATATTTGTAATTAGTTACATATGATTCAGGAAATAATTGTTTTGCTATGGTTGTTTTACCTGTTCCTGATTTACCTACAATTAATCCTATTTTCCATTCAGTTTCTAAATTAATTTCTCCTTTAAAATGTTCTGTTATTTTTTCACTTTGTAAATCAAATTTACCTATAACAGATGCTACTCTGAATGTTTTAGGAGCTGTTGTTTCTTTTATAATGTCAAAAGTCGGCATATATATCCTTTGTTTATTAATTCGTTATATAATTTTTCTTGTTCTTCTTCATTTTCTAATTCTACTTCTACTCTAAATGAACTTTCTATACTGTCAGATATGTCTTTAATTTCAGGTTGTTCTTCTTCAAAAGGAAAACCATCTAAACCCCAATCCTCTAATTGCTTTACATTCCATTCATTGCCTAATATATCCCAATCCCATTCTCCAAAGCCTACATTATCTTTTATTATAAATTCTTTCTTTTGATCTTCAGACCATCCCTCTGCAATATCTATCCACACTTCCTTTAATCCAGCTTCTATTGATGCTTTTAATCTCATGTTTCCTCCAAGCACTATTAAATTTTCATCAACAATGATTGGTCTTTTTTCTAACATTTCAGGAAAGTTCTTTATACTTTTAACTAGCTTTTTAAACTTATTATCCTTAATGTATCTAGGATTAACTGCATTAGGTTTTATTTTATTAATAGATAGCCTCTGTTTCATGTTTATTTATTTTTCTTTTTAATTTTTCTATTTCTCTTTTCAAATTGCTGTTTTCATTTTTAGCAGCTTCAAATCTTTTGCTTAATGGAGCTTTGCTGTTTTGCATTTTTATTTCATTATAAATTGTAATGTAATCATTATTATACATATTAAAAGAGGGAAATATTTTATTAATGCTGTGTATTACGTTTCCATGAGAAAATCCTAATGTTTTTCCTATTTTAGCAAAAGTTAAATCAGTACAATCTCTGCAAAGTTTAAAATATACTGCCCTTGCATAAACTAACTTTCTTGTTCTTTTCTTTTGTTTTAAATTTAACTCAAAATTCCTCTGAACTAAATTTTTTATTTCATTGCTATTCATCTATTATTTCTTTTATTAATTCTAAAAATTCTATATACTCTATCGCTAATCTGATTCCTTCGCATTCTAAATATAATTCTTTATCCTCATAATCATACATAATTATTCTTAAATCATCTGCATCATTACCTTTTTCATAATCATATAAAGCTATATAATAGAATTGGTATATTATATCATTCTTTAATCCCTGATTCTTTTGCATGCTCTATCAATCATTTAAGAGATTTTTTTAATTTAAAGTAATTTTATTTTTTTATTAAAACTCCGTTTCTTTTAACTTTAGGTTTTCTTTCTTCTTCAAGAAATCTTTCTCTTTGCTTTCTTCTTGCTGCCTTTTGTTTTTTATTAGGCTTATCTTTTTTTAAAGGTTTAAACCATCTCATTAAAATAATCGTGTTTGTTGTTTATGTTGTTCTATTCGTTTCTTTGCTGCTTCAAAGTATTCTTTGTCTATTTCGTATCCTGTTAGATCAAAACCTAAATTATGACAAGCTATAGCTATTGAGCCACTACCTAAATGAGTATCGAGTATTGTATCTCCCTCTTTTGCGTAGTTTATTAAAAGCCATTCGTATAATGATATAGGTTTTTGACAAGGATGCCAACGCATTTGATTCTCCCAATCAATTTTATTTCCTATCACATTACCTATACTTGTATAGTGGCATATTTTCATATTTACACCAAAACTATGTGAAGCTATATCGCAATCTGATAATCCTTTGGGCGCATTTCTTTTGCCGCCTCCAGTTTTATCGTGTACTATTCTACCTACATCATTAACATGTTTTCCATAGTAATTAACTCCAAATATTATTCTGTTTTTACTTATTCTTTTTAATTCCTTAAAATAATTTGAATCTGGAATATTATTATTCCAATCAATTTTTTTATGATGTTTTAGGCTTTTTGTGTTTCTAAAATCTCCAATACCATAAGGAGGATCAACAATAGCTAAATCAAATTGATTATCTTTCATTTCTTGCATAGCTTCTAAACAATCTTGGTTGTATATCATTCTATTCTTAATTTAAGCAAGTTATAACATTGAATGTATTTTTGTTTTCCTTTTGATTTATATATTTCTTTGTATAACTCGTATGTCTTTTTTGTAAATTGATAATTAGTTTCGCAATCCTGAAACAATCTTTTTGCATATGCCTTTCCATATCCTTTGCAGTAGTTTACATTATCTGCGCTATCTCCAATGATCATTTGACTATAAAAATTATATAATGATTCTTTATAACTAATGTTAGATATTGTTTGATGCTTGTAATGATAGTTATATAATATACAAGGCAGTTGCTTGTAATCTTTGTCTAATGAAACTATTATTACATTGTTTTGCCCTAATTGATCAGTTAATTTTTTCCAATACGTTGCAACTAGATCATCTGTTTCCATTCCATAACAGCTTTTAGTTGAATAAATAGCAGCAATTTCTTCATGCATTTTATTTAATAGTTTAGGATGTTCTTGCTTCTTTCTATTTGCTTTATAATTAGGATCTAATAGTTTTCTAAAATTTCCTCTGCTATTGTTAAAAGTAATTACCTTTTCTATTTCATAGCTTTCTTCTAGCCTATTTATTATAGACATGAAAACCTGATCAAATTTTCCAATAGCTTCATCTAATATGTCATCTACTCCGCAGCATGAGGAATAAACTAAACTGTCTGCATCAAATAGTACTATCATGATATCTCTCTCCTTCCTCTATTTCTTTTATTGCTTCTAATTCTAAAATATCTATTACATAGTCTGCTAGCAAGTCTATTATGTCTTCTCCTCCATGTAACACTTTACACAAATTAAAATCACTACAACTGCCTGGATACATATATGTGCGATCGTCACCTTCATAAAATTGACCTACTAATGTTAGCTCTACGTTATCGTAAATTACTGTTGCTTTTCTCATCTTCTTACTAATTCATAGTTTAAATCTCCAACATATTTTAACCTCTGTTTTAATTCTGTTTTATGATTTAACATATCGATTAATAAATCTTTTCCTTTTCTTGTTTCCTTAATGTTTAATTCGTTTTCTAAAGTATTAATCATTTTACCTAAATAAGATAAATCTTTAATTAAAGACTTTTGAATTGCATAATTTGTCATAACGTTTTGTTTTATAATTTATATAAATATAAACATTATTGTTAATAAAAAAAAATTATTCTTTATAATCTTTAGTTGCTTTAGTTAAAAATTCATCAATNCCATCTATTCTTTTAGATAGTTTTTCTATTGCTACATACAAAGTAGCTGCTGTTGCTTCTAGTATCTTAAACCTTTCTTTGGTTGTATATTTTTTAGATTTCATTCTTTGTACTTATA